CTCATCGATTGGTCGCTGAAGCTTTGAAAGTTCTTCCTCTTTAATACCAATCTCCGCTTGGATTGCACGACTCTTATCTAGATATGGTTTATAGAGTTGTGTGTATACGTCCGTGTCTAGAGAGCCTTCGTTGGCGACCCCTTGTTCCGTCATGATTGTGATGGCACTTGTCGCCATGTCGTTCATAATATTCAAATAATCTAATGAGTAACTCTTGATTTTTTCTTTAAAGGATTCAACAGACTCATCTTTTTTAAACAGATTCGTTACGCTTAAATCAGTAACTTCTCTGTTCGCCATCGCCTTTTGGACAGACTGATGTATCCAGTCCGTATACTTTACATTGTCCGTGCCATCAAACAGTGTGATCGTAAACGTATCTGATGCCGTATCCTCATCGTCCGTATAAGACTGTAATGTGATTGTGCCAGTCCATTCCGCCCCAACTATATCGTCTGTAAAAACAGTCACCTTATATCTTGATGTGTCAATATAAACTTTTGCATAAGACTGAATCGCTGAATTGGCGCTTGTGTATGGGATTACTCCACTAACACTGGAGATGCCGACCTCACTCATATTGCCGTCCGCCTGTAAAATCTCAAGTTGTTCAAGGGCAGTAGTAGACTCCACCTTTTCCGAAGATGGCATTAACTCAGATTTGATAAAACCATATAGGTTAATGGCGTTATAATACGCCTCCGTTAATTCAGATGTGCCGTTAATAGGATAATCAATTTTTACCAACTCATCATTGTAAGTGCTATACTTATCCACCAATGAGTTGTATGTGTCTATATATGATTTATCAATGTTAATTGGCGCTGTCGTCTGATAGTCATTAACAAGTTTTTGATATGCGGTAATCTTTTCTCGCAACTCATCGGACATATCTTCCAACATATCATCGGAGAAGTACCACATATATTGTGACATAGACGGGTTACAAGACTTGATTGCTGCGGTCATCACGTCATCCCCAGCAACCAATCTAAAACAATTCTTCACATCATCCGTATTTGATTCATAGTTTATTGATGTAGCGAGGTTCTCCTTTGAAATAAAAATCCCGGTGTCCTCGCCATATCCATAATTGATATTATCAGATCCGCAGTTTGTACAGACATGTTCTGTGTAATTGCCACGCTTACCACAATGGTAACAATAATCCTCTAAATCATAAGCGCTGATTGTACGATGATACTTGCCGTCATTCTCCGCCCATTCGCCGTATACAAAAAGACATCCAACTTCTTCCGCAATTTGATTCAGCGCATCTTGGATAGAAGTGCCATTAAAAGAAAAACTTCTCCACAAACCTTTCAGCGAATCATCAACATGATAAATCTGGTAATGTGGCGCTTTATCTTTTAAGATCCTGTGTAGAAGAGAGGCTTTTGGATTGTCCTCTACATAAAAGAATGTTTCTTCATAATCATCTCTTTCTATATCCGCATCGGTATTTATCTCGACTTCATAAAGGTTTAATTGACCAAGTTCCGCCTCATTGGCGTGAACGCAAGTCACATGTTTAATAACATCGTTCTCCTCATCAATCGTTACCTTTGCCTCAAACCAATTATTATCGTGTGGCATCTGGATAAACTTAAAATCCTTAATCTTATCCCAATCTTTATAAACTTCGCCGTTTATCTCCTTGTATACGTCAAACGATAATTCCGCCACATCTGACAATGGATGGGTAATATTAATGCTTCTTACATTTTGAATTGCGCCAATCTTATGACCACCCCTAGAGGAGAGTACTAAAACCGGGTCTGACGGGCGACCATCCATGCCCATCTCAATTAACCCGTCATTAAGAGAATATCTGTCATTTTCGTTGTCGCCAAAAATAACATCACCATATGCGGTCACTGTATAATTTCCATTGCCACTATAAATGACATTATTCTGGGTATCGTCAAAACTCATACAATCACCGCCTTTGCGATTGGCGAATATCTGATTTCATATGATATCGCCAAATTAGAAGTCAGCGAATTCGCTGTTGAGTTAAACGAATTATTGATCCTGTAATATGTATAGTTGAAGTCGTCTGCAATCTTATGAGTTTCAAACGTGGATGATATCTGTAGATTTTTATCAATCGTGATTACCTCATTTGCCTTGCAGTTTTTAATAATAATTTCTCTGTTGTCAGTATTTTTAATATTTAAATCCCCGTCCTCTTTTACTGTTATTGTAAGATTTGGGTAAATCCAACCAATCTCATCAGAAGTACAGTTATACTCAAACGTTCCATTAGTGTCTAGGTCTCCACTAAAAACAACGTCTTCTTTATAACCGAACGGGGCATCACATTCAAATTCTAAGGTTGCGCCAACCCTGCCATCACCAAAAACATATTCGCTTACATTGAAACTGCCCATCCAATAAATGCCATTATATTCATCCCCTGTAATATTGAGTTTGTGCGGATGCGGACGAACGAGCCATCTTTTCAAAAAAGCCATATCATCTAATGTGATTGTGTATGCCGACTTTGACGTACTCTCTTTGCCGTCAACGCAAAGATTTTTACCTATTTGTATTTCCATCTTTAAAGGATCTTCGTAAATGGAAGTGATGTATGGCTGACGCTTGCCACTCATCATGGGCGCATGATTATATGAAATCTGTGAATCAGTATCAACCTCGCCACTTTTAGAACCTTCAAAGGAGACAATCATATAACCCAAATCACTGAGCCTCAATCCATCATATATAAAATCAGTTACCATAACTCACCCCCTATATATATTATTCATCGAGAGTTTTATTTACAGCGTCCTTAAGACCGTCTCTGATTTCTTTAATTTCCTGTAAAAACAAGTTTGCCTCTCGTATTAGTCCATCTAATTGCTCGTGTTTTGCCTTAAGTAGTTCTAGGGATTCATTGTATTCCCTAATTAATTTATCGGGCGAATCCTTGCCCTTTTTCTTTTTTTTGTCCTTATCTTTAGCCATCCTTTTTCTCCATAAAAATAGACTGGCAGATTTCTCTGCCAGCCATTTAAATTCTAATTGCGTTTTTGGCAAGCGAACCGTGACCGTTCACACGCCCAAGCGTCATCTCTTGAATAAGCTTTTCAAATCTCTTGTCCTTACGAAGTGCCTCCATAAACTCGGATGGACTTCTCAAACCACTAAGATTAAATTCAAGATTAACATTGTTACCACTGCCATAAGTATTATTAACGCCAAGTCCCTTCAAGAACTTCTGTGGATTATTGGCGAAATCCCACATATTCTGTGTTGCGTTATTGTTAAGAACAGTATCCCCGGCGTTAAGTCTTGTAAGAACTGCCCCATCAGACTTTCTAATGATTGTCTCAGGAGCACCCTCATTTGTCCAATACAGACCATTCGAACCTACACTCCTAACTCCAGTTTTATAGCCCTTCCATCTGCCGTTTGCATCAAATGTGAGCCATCCCCTGTTTGTTTTCTTTTTACCATTAGCAACTCGCAAACCATTTGCATCAACGTAAAAATCACCCTTGACAGGTTTTGTGGTTACTGTACTTCCATGAATCCACTGATTTGCAACCCTCTTGTTTGTCTTGGGATCGAAGAAGAACCACTTTCCAGAATTAGTTTTGAACCATCCACTTGCGGCTTTGCCGTTAGAGCCAAAATAGTACAAACCATTCCCAACTTGTCTCCAAACATTTGACTCCATAGCGCCACTCTTAGAGTTAAAATAATATCTAGAACTTCCTACAGTCTGAAGCCCCCGTCTATTGACACCATTCTTATCAAAATAGAACTTCTTACCATTGATACTCTGCACTCCAGTTAGAGCCTGTCCATCTTTATTGAAGTAATATAAGTCGTTTCCAACTTTTCTCCAAGTGCTAGTCGCCCTTGAGCCATTACTGTCTAATCGATATTTTTTACCATCCACATTGATAAACTGAGAACCCTTCATCAACTCGCCGTTATTAAAACGATATGTCTTTCCATCACGACTTGCCCAACCAGTAAAGCTTGCATCAAGTGTACCGTCGTCTTTGAAATAGCCATTTTTGGTTTTGCCATTAGCATCGGTATATGACTGAATATGGCTTCCAGTTTCCAAAACCTTTTGCGCCATCGCATTATTAGCGGCTTTAATATCTGCATCTCTCTGTGCAGAAGTTATATAGCTTTCGATACCCTTAACGCTATCAGAAATACTTGTTACGTTTTCTACAAACGAACCATTCGTAAAATACGAAGCCAAGTCTTTCACAATAGAAGAGTTAAAGATTGTAGCTACGTCGCCCGTCATTATATATCCAACGTCCTTCGCAGCAGTTTCTACAGATGTTTTGATAATAGACGCATTCGCATCAACGCCGTCAATAACCGCACGAATTAAAGCATCGACATCGTCAAGACGTGCGTTAAGAATATCCTCATATTCATCCTGTAAGTCGGAGAGCAGTTTCTTCGTCTGAGACATTCGCCTGTCTTCCTCGGTTTGCGCCAAATTATCTTGTGCATTCTTTAAGTCGTTTCTAAGCTTTTGCCTCTTAGACGCCCCTTCTTCCGTATCGTCATTTGCATATGCGTTCAACTGCTTTTGAATTTTATTGACATTGTTCTGAGCATCGGCTACCTTTTTAGCATAATCAATTTCATCTTTCTGGGCATCCATCAAATCTGTATAATTTGATATTAAATCCTTTAAAGAATCAATCTGCTTTTTAATACCTTCTTCAACTAAGTCAACAATAGAGTCCTTGTAATCATTAGCACCCTCAATAGCTTTTCTTTGTGAATCATAGAGTTCCTGTCTGCGTTCAATTAAGTCTTGATTATAAGGATCTTTTGCGAGTTCGCTATTTATTTTCTTAATTTCAGAAGCATACTTTTGCGCCTCTTGCATCGCCACGTTATATTGTGCCGAAAGAATTCCAAATCCAGTTATTCCAGCATCGTTAACAATACCTTTATCGTCGAACATTTTATCCTCATCGCCAAGAAGACCATATAAGAATTCAAGTTCGTCGTTCATTTTGGATATTGTTTCAGCGCCTTTATCAAAGATTTCCCAATTAGTCTCACGAATAGACTTGTTGAGTTCTGCGATACTTGCGGTAACGTCTGCCATGTTTTCACTGATTTCGTTCAGTGCGCCAAGCATTTCGTAGTAGCCCTCTGAGCCAGATTTTATTTTTCCACTAGCCAATGCGCTATTCATTGTCGAGCGAAGATTGTTATATTCCTCACGGAGTTTCTTTAACTTTTTATTTTCCTCATCAATCTGACGAAGCCTATATTTGTTAGCAGAAATTCTGCCAGTATTCTCCGCAAGTTCTATATAACTATCAAGCTGATCATACATATGTTGATACTGGTCGATTTGATTTTCATAGAAGTTTTGGTTGAGTTCGAATCGCTGATTCCATAAGTCGGCTTCATCTACTTTGAGTTTATAGATTGCATCACGGGCATCTAAAGCCGCTTCATCATTTATATTTTGTCAGTTCGCTACGCTGACAGGGTAGTACCCCTCATGCTTTCACATGAGATTAGACTATATCTTTAGGTTTAATTTCTTTTATTTTATTGCTTATAATCTCCTTTACATTATGTCCATCCCAATATGGAATTCTTAAAATATTAATATTATTTTGCTTGCAATACTCATTCTTAATTTTATCATGTTTAATGGTTTTCTCATGTGTCGGGAATATCTTATAAAAATGATTTTGACCATCGAATTCTATAACTAAATTATAGTCTTCAATATAAAAATCAAACGGGAGAGGTTTTTTATCCCTACAATCACTAAACCGCTTTTCTTTTTCGTATCGAATACCAAGATCTTTTAAAGCCGACATAACTTCGAGTTCTCCAGAACTTGCCGTTGCAACGCACGACGGACATTTTCTCACATTTGCTTTTGTGTAGTTTATAAAACTTGTTCTGAAATATTGCCCACACTTACATCTTATCTTTAGACACCTATCCGTACAATTTGTATATTCATCCTCATTGCACCAAACGTTACCATCAGATAATAATTCGTTTCTTATAACATCCTTATCAATTCTTCTATAATTTCTATTCTTATACGACTCGATAAAGCAGTCATGACCACGAATGAAATTATCTAATCCAACCTGTGTCACTCCACTTGGCGTTCTAATAGTTATATGCATACACACCGTAGTAAGTTCTTCTTTGGGCGTGAGTAGTTCATATCCCCTCTTATTACATTCCGCAATTACTGACGCATAATTTCTTTCTATTCTGTCGTTAGCATTCTTGGCATATACCTTTTTAGCGGCACAATGTCTGCAAGCATTCAATTCTCCCTTATTTATCGCATTCTTTATAACACAGTATTGTGAATCATATTCCTCTCCACAGTAATCACATATTGCCTTTATTCTTGTTTTGCTTGTATCAAACAAATCACATGCCTTGGCATAGAAATCATCATTCGCCTTTGTAAAAGTATACCCAAGCGACTCGTAATGTTTTCTAGTGCCTCCATTCCATTTTACTTTAACTAATTGTTCTTTATTAAACATATTTTTGCGCAATAAAAAAGACATGGAAAACCATGTCTCAAATTAAACCTATTCACCTTTTCGAATTGCCAATCGCTTGCAATTCTACTCCCTTACGGGATAGTCGTTGAGCGTTCCCCTGTTCGGGGCTTCGTTGCTGATTACCACATAACATATAATTTTCAGACATTCACGATTAGGCATATTTCATCCTTGCGTTGTAGTTTATATGTCTTCGCAGTTTTCCAGCATTTAAATGAATTAAGTGGCGTGAATTCCACCACTTGCGATATTCCTCAATCTTTTTCCATGTATCTTCGTTCCTAATATCCTGTATATCAATTTCGCCATTGCGAACCTTCGCCGCTAAATTCGCATTAAGACCCACTTTATTGGCTTGTTTTATATACCTATTATATGCACGTTGTTGTTCTTTTATTTCAACGCTGACATTATACAGACTATCTGCCAGCGCTTTATTTCTAGTTGTCCAATTGTTGAATGTATTTGAGGCAACAGTGTCAAGGTTGGAGATAGAACGGTCTAGCCTGTCAATTCGGATTTCGATTTTGTCAAGCGTTTCCTTAAAATCGTTGGCTTCTTTATTGGCTTTGGAACTGGAAGAACCTCCACCCCCACCACCATTGCCACCGCCGCCGCCTCCACCAGATGATTTTTTACTAGAAGAGGAAGACGACTTTTTCTTAAAAGACCCACCGCCTTTTACGGTAGCATGAGCAACACCTCTAACAGTGCCACGAGAATGTGAATTGCCACTAAGTATTTTGGCATAATCATCAGCCTCACCCTTTTCAAGCAATTGCCGTGTGAGGTCGGCATTAAAGATTACGTCACCCTTTTTAAGTGGAGCGAATGTTGGCTTGCCATCATTGAAAATCATCCAAGAATCTTCAGATGGTCTAACAACAATCTCAGAACCCAACTCGTTAATTAATGCAGTTTCATCGTGTTTTAAACCAACTTTACCAAGCGTACCGTTTGCATGGGATGAACCAATTGTAACACTTCCAGCACTCGACATCGCTTGAAAGGCAGACTTTGAAACAGTTCCTTTATACAGTTCGACTGTTCTTATATAAATTGTCCTATGTTCACCGTCATCTGGCAATGCACCAAGACCGCTTATACTTGCGGTATAATTAATAGTAGCGCTTTGGTCTGGAACATCTTCAATATAACCATTGCTATAATTAATCTTTGCTTCTTGGTTTGGTACTTTTTCAATACTATTTGTTGAATAGTCTAATTTTGCGGTTTGATTTGGAATTGGTTCAATAGTACCAGTAGTATAATTGGCAACGGCTGTTTGAGAACCAACACCCTCAACTGAGCCAGTTGTATAATCAACCGTGGCGCTTGTGTTAGCCTGTACTTGCATACCAGATGTATCAGCGGTAACGGGAACATCGATGTGTTCCTCTTTAAGCTTATTAATAATACCGTCAACAGTGTCGATACCCTCGATGCCAAGTTTTGCCTTTACTTCTTCATCGTCTAAATTTAGGAGAGTTTCCGCAAGTTCACGAACCTGTTCGTCATTTTGTATATCTACATAAACGCCCGGTACAGATGTATTAATATTTGCAAGACTTTTTATTTTTTCAACAAGAGAATTATATGTATCTTCTGCTGATGTAAGACCAGAATCGTCAACAGTAGCCTCCACGGTATATTTTTCTTGTAATAAAGCTATAACGTCTTCGATGGTATCAGCGCCTTGTAAATCAATAATCGGATCAATTTCATCACTGTCTAGACTAAGAAGATACTCTGCGATTTCCCTTAATTGAGAGTCGTCCATAATAACTTCTGGTTCTACGTTTTCGGAGTTTAATTCTCTTAAACGTGACTCAAACTGCATTAATGCCGACTCGCCATCGTCAAAGCTGAATTTTATATCGAAGTCATAATCTCCAAGTTTGTTGAAAGCCGCTTCAACCAAATCAACACTAATACCTAGATCGTGTGCAATTGCCTCTGTATCAATTCCGTCATAGAAATCATAGTTGCCTTGAGCGTCCTTTGTCGCATAATCAAGTTCAACTAACTTATCCGCAAATGCTTGTGCTCCGTCAATCCCCTCTGTGAAGTATTTCTTTACAACTCCAATTCCCTCTTCGTATGCACCATATACTTCTTCTTTGGATGCGGTTCTTAAATCTTGGTCAGAAAATAACTGTGCTAATGCACGGAATTCATTCGTGCCAGTCAGACCTTCGTTATATAATTCTTCCGCACGTTTTATTGCAGTCGATGTGACCGTATCGTACATATCACCAGCCTCGCCCATTTTCTGAGCGTCAAGCCATCTCTGATATGCACTGGTTGCACCGTCATAAGCAGAGGCTAAAAGCGAGACATTCTCGTATTGACTCTTCCAATAATCTGCCCCACTATAATCATGATTACTAACGGCTTCTTGCCAATTGCTAAAGGCTTCCGCCATTTTGTCGCCAAACTCTTGTTTAAGATTATCTTCTTGAGTCTTTTGTAATTCACGAAGAGCATCACGATTTACTATTACCCCTTTGGCGGTTCTTTCAAAAATACTACCAATATCAAAGCCATCCAAGCCCTGATATGCTTTTATGATTTCTGCAACGTCACCAGTAAGTTCTCCAGTCTCAGCATCGATACGAGCGGACAATCCACCACTTGCAAATGAATTTACAAGTACGCCATTAACTTTATCCAAAGTGTCAATTGACGCAGAAGCTGACTTCATAAAGTCATCAAATGAGGATTTTGCTAAGTCAACCTCACCCGAAAAGGCATCAGCACCATAAACGACTTTCATTAAGAAATCCGCAAACGACTGCAAATCATCACTTTTACTTAAATCTATATCTGGATTCCATAATTTTGCCAACTGTGATAAATCAGCATACATCGTATCTTGAGGATTGCCAAGTATCGCCTGTATATCAACCCCGTCAAGACCAAGCTTTTTTATATCATTGACGGTTCTGAAAATCTGGTCTGAGTATTCAGAAAGATCGTTTGTTGACTCAGCAACGCCATCTTCAATTATGTCTTTAAACTGATATACCTTTTCTGTCGTTTTATTGACGCTATTTTCAACTTCATCAAAGAAATCGCCATACTCAGAATGAGCATCAGTTATTTCTTTTACAGTACCTTTATATTCGTCAAGCCGTTGTTTTGCCTCATTAATCTTGTCCGCATCACCAGAGAAGAGGGCATTGTTGTATTCCTGAGTTCTTTTGGCGTATTCTGCAAGTTCGTCGCCAAAACCGTCTTTATATAGTTGTTGCTGAACATAGGCTTTATAGTTATCCCTATGAGCCTGAAGTGTCTCATCGTTTTTCTTATAAACCTTGTCGAGGTTTTTTGAGATCCCGTCTATGATGTCCCTGTCCGAACTAAGAAGTGCCTCGTCTTTTAATTTATCAAGTTCTTCAAAGACTTTATCAGCGGCAGACTCAAATTCTGTTGCGTCGCCAGTAAACTTAAATCCTACCGTTGTTTTTTCAAACCCAGAATTTTTAAAAGCCTGAACGATTTGCTCTTGCAAGCCACTTTGGTCAATATAGTCAAGGTCACCATTATTAACCTTAAAAGTCCTTTGGCGAGTCATTTCTTTCTCAGCTAATTCATAGGCTTCCCTATTATCACGGATATTCCTACGAGCCTCTTCCTCGGAAATGCTTGACAATATACCAAGCTGAGTTTCAAGACCACCATTAATTAAATCAATACCTTGGGCTTGTTCACCGTACTTAGCCGTAATCTGATTTTGCAAATCAAGAAGTTGTTGCTTAATACCGATTTTTTGTTGTTCGCTAAGATTAGAATCACTAAGTTGTTTATTTAGGTCGATGTATTTTTGCTTATATTCATCAATCTTTGTTTGACTATCGTTCCAACTCTTTGTCGCCTCTGTGGCTTGTTTGGTTAGTTCTTCCTGTTGTTTCTTATAAGCCTTATATGCTAAAACACCAGCCCCGACAATTGCGCCAACGGCGGCAACACCAAGCCCGGCTGGAGTGGTTAAGAAACCGCCAATACTACTAAATAATCCGCCAAGAGCAGATCCAGCGCCACCTGCTTTTGCACCAAGTCCGCCAAGCGTACCACTTAATCCCTTAAGTACTCCAGTAAGCCCAGCCCCACTTCCTTGTGCTGCCTCCAAAGCAGTTGAAAGAAGTTCTACTCTATCACTTGCAACCTCAACGCTTTTAGCACCATTTACGGCAGTAGTAAATATTTTGGCAATTCCAAGTCCTGTTAGAGCAGTACCCAAAACGCCAATATGTTCTATGAGTTCATCTAAAATTCTAAGGAAAGCCGTTCCAAAATCAACTATGCCTTTTATGGCATCGGAGTTTATAAGATCATATGAGAGTTCTTGAAAGGCTACCTTAAACTTATCAAGGCTCGCCTGAATCGAATCATTATAAACAGAAAGCTGAGATTCCATTGAACCCACGGCTTCTGTATTTGCATCAGCCACGGTTTCTCTAGCTATTGACATCTGACTAAGAATTGCGTTTAAGACATTGCCGTTACGCTTCCCGGCAATTAATTCCGTAATAGATGCCCGTTGTATGTCTGTTAAGTTTTGCCACTTGTATGACAATTCATCGATAACATCGTACGTCTCCTTAAACGTACTATCGTCAACCATAATGTCAACGCCACTAAGAGCCAACATTTCTTCTCTAAGTTTAGACACGGAAGTCGCCATTCCCTCCGTATCTTCTCCAGCCGCCTCAAGTTCAGTCTTACTGCCTCTTAACCGCATAGATATTGTTTTAAGTGCCTGTGCCACGGACTTAGAATCCTGTGTGACTGAAGTACCAGCAGCAATCAAGCCAATTGTCTGTTCAAGGGTATTGCCAGCCGCCGCCATACTCGAAGCTGATCTAGTTAAACCCTCAATGATATCTTGGGCATTCAAAGGTTGTGTGTCAGCAATATAATTGATGATGTCGCCGTAGTGTTCAGCTTCTTGGGCTGCACCATTAAATCCCTTGATTACTGCCTGTAGACCGCTACTGGCAGACTCAACATCCAAACCAGAACCAACTTGTCCTAATAGCGCAGATACTCTACTAAGTTCTGTTGCATCCTCAAGGTTATATCCAAGTCTTGTCCACGAAGCGGTACTGTCTATAATTTCGTCGACTGTCTGTCCGTACTTCCTAGCGCTTTCGGTCGCTTGGTCAAAATAATCACTAATCTCAGATGCACTAGCCGTACTGACTTTCCTCAACTCAGTCATCGCCGTATCAATCTTGATAACTTCATTGACCATCTCTCTAGGCAACTGTCTTATCTGGCTAGTAATCGCATAAATGCCAGTGAACTCGCCGATATGCACAAACGCATTTTTTAACTGATCGCCAAAAGACTTACCACCAAGTCCAGCCGCAGTGATTTCAGCTTTTAAATTCTTAAACTGATTTACATAACCGTTCAATTCACCTTGCGTCTGAGCATTTCTCATTTTATTGGCAAGGTCTGT